CACTGTTGAAAATAACCTATTGACATAATTCGCATTATAGTATACAATGTTTACATAGGTAATTAAATAAGAGGTCTTAAATGAAAAACCATATTGTTAGTTCAAGAATAAAAGATAAGCCAAATGAGTGCTTAGAGGAATTTGCGAAAAAAAATGATTGGACTGTTTCTTTTGCACTTTCAAAGGTTATCGATTTATTTTTCGGAATTAAGGTTGACAATGAAGCAGCTTAGCTTACTTTGTTCACTGTTCAGTTAACATAATACACGCAAAAAAATAAAATGCAATATAGCCCATATGGATAGGGGCTTAATTTTCATACAAAAATTTACAAAAGGAGCAACACATGAAAACATATTTAACCGATAAAGACCCACAAACTGGGATGGACTTAAAAGCAGAAATTGAATGTTTTCCAGCGATAGTTACAGATGATTTTTGTTATAACTGCGAATTTTGCGAAATGAAGGATTGCGTACATTACAACGAAATTATGCAAAAAGAAACACAAGATTTAGGCTTAACAGCCTAAGAGTCAGATTTACCGCTTACCATGACTTAAAAGCCTAAAGCGGAGGCGTGTATTTGCCAGATAAGCCGGTTCTGCAAAGTTCAAATCCGATAAAAGCTAAGTGGCGGTGGGAATAGAACACATTTTAAAAAAGGATGGAAAAAATGAGACCAGTTAAAAAATTAGAATCTGAAATAAGAAGTTCAGGAGAAGTAATCACAAAAGTAGAAGCTCAAAGAAGATTAGCAAAATTCGTATGTATGTTGATTGAGTGGGATAAAAACCCACCACAAACCTTAAAGGAGGCGGTTTAATATGTTGAACAAAATTATAACAAATTTTCAAGAAAAAAGACTTAAAAAAGAGGCTAATAAAAACTATAACCAGCTTGTTAAAAATATGGTTGATTATCACGAGATTATAAACCCAGAGGCAAGCGAAAGCGAAGTTTTAATAAAAGCAGTAATAGATATTGAAAACAAAAAAGCAGCAGGACAACTGGACGAATTGAATCAACTAAAGGTAGCGTAATGATTGAAACTTGGAAAAATGTAGAAGGATATGAAGGCATATACCTTATAAGTAATATCGGTAGGATTAAAAGCTTAGATAAACAAGTAAGATACGGTCGAGGTATTAGAACAGTGAAAGGCAGAATATTAAAAGCAACGCTAGACACAAAGGGGTATTACAAATTGACTTTGTGTGATAAAAATGCAAATCAAAAAACAGCAAGGATGCATAGGTTAATAGCCAGAGCATTTATACCAAATCCGCATAATGAAGAGATTGTTAACCATCTTAACGGAATAAAAACTGATAATCGAATAGAAAATTTAGAGTGGTGTAGCTTTCAAGAAAATTGTCAACACGCACAAGATAACGGTTTAAATTTAGCTCGATATTCTCAAAAACAAAGGGAAGCGGTGAGAAGAACTGGGCTAGCAAATAAAAAGAAAGGATTAGTAAAATGGTAACTCAAGTAGTAAATCAAGATAGAGCAACCAAAGACAGAAATTTATTTTTAGGAGGCTCTGACATATCCGCAATCATGGGTATGAGTCGATGGAAAACACCTCTCAGATTATGGAGTGAAAAAACAGGAAAAATTGAGCCTGCTGATTTATCTAATAATGAAGCAGTCGAAATGGGAACGGACCTAGAGGAGTTTGTAGCTCAAAAATTTGCACAAAGAACAGGCAAGGCAGTAAGACGTGCGCCAAAAAAATATATTCATAAAGATTATGATTTCTTAGCGGCGAACATCGATAGATTGGTTACTGGCTCAGATGAATTATTAGAGTGTAAAACTTGTACTCTTTGGAAAAAAGAGGAATGGGAGGCAGGAATCCCAGAAGAATATATTTTACAAGTTGTATGGTACTTGGGTATTACAGGGCGTAGCGTAGGCTGGATTGCGGTTTTAATCGGCGGTCAAAAGTTTATGTTTAAAAGAATTGATTTTGATGAAGAGCTATTTAATACAATGCTTGAAAAGGCTCTTGACTTTTGGCAACACGTTCAAGATAAAACGGCACCAGAGGCGATGGCTCAAGATACTGATACGCTTTTTGAACTTTATCCAGAACATACAGACGATTTAATCCAAAATCAAGAGATAGAGGAGCGTGTAGCCTATTTGCAAGAAACAAAAATGCAAATTAAAGATATGCAAGATGAACAAAAGAAACTTGAAACAGAACTAAAAAGTATGATTGCCGATAAATCTGGCATCTTAACTCAAAAATATAAAGTAACTTGGAATGTTCAGACCACACGCAGGCTTGATACTACGGCATTAAAAGAAGAGATGCCCGAAATTGCCGCAAAGTTTATGTCTGAAAGCTCAACAAGAGTTTTAAGGATTAGTAAAAACAAAGTGGCTTAATCTTATCAAATAGTTAGATACAAATTATAAAAACAAGGAGAAAACATCATGACAAATGCGTTGCAAGTAGTCAAAGACCCAGCTTTAAGCTTGATTGAAAATATCAATATTGATGCAGTAAAGGGAACAATTGATAAGGTTAGACAATTACAAGCCACTCTTAAAGGCATTTTAAAAGAAGGTCACGACTACGGTTTAATACCTGGGTGTGGGGATAAGCCAACATTGTTAAAGCCCGGAGCTGAAAAGATTCTTATGGCTCTAGGTTTAACATCATCTTATGACTTTATGGAGCATACAGAAAACTTCAAGGATAAAGGATTTTTTGCTTATACCATAAAGTGCGTATTATCTACAAACAATGGCAAAATCACAGAGGGATTAGGGCACGCCAACTCAAAAGAAACAAAATGGGCAGTTGAATGGGTCACTGATAAAAAAATTCCAGAGGGCACTGATATAGAGTTGTTGCAAAAACAAAAGCGTACAGGTGCATATGGTGATTATTTTGTTTATAAAGTAGACGCAGATGCTAATTCAAAGGCTAATACTATTCTTAAAATGGCTAAAAAACGCTCGCAAATTGATGCTGTTTTGACCGTTGCCAGCTTGTCTGAAATCTTTACACAAGATTTTGATGACTTGCCAAATCAAGATGATGAAAACCCGAATACCGATGTTGTTAATAAAACTAAGCAAAAAGCGAAGCCTAAAGCCGAAGTAAGCAGTGAGATATTCGTTTGTGAGGAATGTGGTGTGGAAATAAACGAAGCCATCCACAAATTCAGTACAGGCAAGTTTGGCAAGGCTCTTTGTTATGAGCATCAACAACCTTATAAGACACAAAAATAGAAAGGAATAGTGAAACATGAAAATAGGGTCAGCTTGGCATAAATACACAGATGAGGGTAAAGAGTATATTTCTGTTGCTCTCAATAAGGATGCATTGCCACTAATTATTACGCCTGACAAGAGTATAACGCTCTGGGCTAACGATGTTACAGAAAAAACAACAGAAAAATCACCGCAATACAGTGTGAGTATTTCTGAATACAAACCAAAAGAATAAACAGTATAAAAACGCTAGCCGAAATCGTGTTATCAAAGCAGATTGGAGGCAAATTATGCAAGGGTGAGTGAAAAACTCACATCACGAGCTTTTATCGTGGGGCGATAACGCCCCATCACTCAGAGCTTAATTGGGGAAAGAGGAAGTAATGCCAATAATAAAATGTGAACAATGTGGGAAGGAAAGAAATAGGTCAATGGGAAAAATAACAAGAGCAAAACATAATTTTTGTTGTAGAGAATGTGCCTATTTATATAGAAAAAAATATAACCAAATTGAGGTATTAAATGAAATGACTGCTTACATTATTTGCGAGGATAGAAAAATATTAATAGACAAAGAGGATTTAAGCAAAGTTAATCATATTTATTGGCTTATTAATAATTGGGGTTATTGTGTCGGTTGGCATAAAACTAAAAGCGTTTCAATTCACAGATTAATAATGAATTGTCCTGAAAATTTAGTTGTCGACCATATTAATCATAATCCGCTTGATAATCGAAAAAGCAATTTAAGGATATGTACGCAATTAGAGAATATGCAAAATTTAAAGCCTCGTAAGCAAATAGCTTAATGAGGTTAAGGGATAAGTAAAAGTAGAAAATATGTTGGGGAAATGAGTATGAAAATGAAAAAGTGTGAGGATTGTAAATTCCGCTACGCAGGGTGTAGGGGCTGTGGGTACTTTGTTTTGTGTTGCATTGTGGAACATATAAACGTAAGCCTTAGAATGAGCCACAAACAAGCGTAGAACGCTAAAAATATGTTGAGAAAAAGGAAGTAAAAGGGATAAAGATTAATGCTTGAGGGATGGGTAAAACTATATAGAACATTAACAGAGAATGACTTATGGCTTGAGAAGCCTTTTTCAAAGGGTCAAGCTTGGGTTGATTTGCTATTAATCACAAACCACAAAAAAGGGATTGTTAAAATTAAAAACGGATTAACTTTTCCTGTAAAACGTGGCGAGTGTGGTTATTCAATTCTTGGTTTGGCTGACCGTTGGGGGTGGAGTCGTGGAAAGGTAGACAGGTTCTTGCTTTCGCTAAAAGACGAAAAAATGATATCAATAACAGACATCAAAACGGACACTAAAACGAGCAGTAAAATGGACACCTTAAATCGTAGTGTTATCAAGGTTATACAGTATGAAGAGTACCAAGGAACGGACACTAAAACGAGCAGTAAAACAGGCAACAAAACGGACACTAAACGGACACTAAACGGACATAAACAAGAATGTAAAGAAGGTATTAATTTATTACATAAATTAATACAAGGGGGTCTTAAAATTCAAAAAGAATTTATGCCTATTATAGAAGATTGGTTGGATTACAAAAAAGACAGAAAAGAAATTTATAAAAGTGAAAAAGGTCTTAAGGCGTTCGTTAATCGTTTAGTTAAATTTTCAAGTGGCAATGTTGAATCAGCTAAAGAGATTATCGAAACATCAATGGCTAATGGTTGGAAGGGTATTTTTGAATTAAAAACTCCTCAAAAAAATTCCGAAAATCATAGCGGATATGTTGAAAACTTTTTACCAGTAATGGCAATAAAAGCTGAAAAAGAAGCTAAAGAACAAGAGAAATTAAAAAAAGCTTTTGAAAATATCAAAACACGCCAACAAGCATCTGATTTTATTTGTGCAAGGTTACTTTCAGTGCTTGGAAACGCCAATAAAGAAGATGAATTTTGGGAAAGACATTGGGTTGTTGAGTTAGAAAAAACTTACAAAATAACCAAAGAACAGATTTACAAAAAATTAAAAAATAACGGAGGCTAGGGATATGAAAACAACAAATCAAGAAGCGGAAATGACACCGAAAGAAAAGCTTACACAACGTAAAAGAATTTTAAATTATGTCAAAACGAATGGATTTATTGACAGACTCACTGCACTTGTGGATTGTGGAATCTTTGAATTATCCGCAAGAGTAGGTGAAATCGAAAAAAAAGAAGGCGTAAAGTTCAACAAAAAACGTAAAAAGGGTAAATCAAGATTTGGGGATTCTTATACTTGTGTTGAATATTCTTTGGAGGAAACAGCGTGAAACAACCGACAATGAATGATGATATTAAAAAATATCCGATTTTTATAGTTGCCGCAAGGAAATTAAAGCCTGCGGTGGGGATAGAAAATACAGATTGCTATAATCACTTATTTATCCACGCTCACCATTTTGTGAGAAAGACAATTAGAAAAAATAGCCCAGAATTTTACGCAAAAGTAGAACACTTGCAAAAACTCATACTAATGCCAGCAGAAATGAACTACGACATTGAAGGGATGAGCGAGAAGAGGTTTTTTGAGAAGTGGGGGATGGATATAGACAAATTAGTTTTTAATCGCCATAAATGGCGCGAGGGATATTACGAAGTAGAAAAGGAATAAAGAAAATGAGCAAACCATATGTAGAGGCAAAATTCAAAGAATTGAAAATTCTAATGAGACATTTAAACGCCATTCAAGCACTGGATTTTATACAATGTCGGGACATTTACGGTCAAAGAAAAACAGACCTACTAAAAAATATTTACAAACAAATAGCTGTAACAGCAGAAAAGGGTTAATAAAATGACAGACGTACAAAAATTTGAAATTAAAAGGCTCAACGACAAAATCAAAGAACTTGAGGACGAGGTTAGCAAATTGGAAAGTCAAATATCAAAGCAAAACGACAGTACACTCGATAAATTGATTGAATACATCAAAGAACTAAACAAAGATTTATTTGTCTACCTAAGACCGGCAAACAGAAACTTAAAAGATGTAGCAGAAGACTTGGAAAGGTTAATAAGATGAAAATTAAAGTAAGAAAAAATGACTTATTGGAAGCACTAAAGAAAATATCACCGATTTGTGGGTGCAAGTTCCAGCCGATAATGTCAAATGTACTAATCGGAACAACAAAAGACGGTGTTGTTATTACTGGAAGCAATACGAGCATCTCTATTAAATCATTCGTGACGTGCGAAGTTATAGAAAATGGAGTTACTACGTTTCCAGCTTCAAAACTGACACAAATAGTAGAAACATTGAGTGATGATATCGAATTGTCAGATGGTTTGGTTATATCCGGGAAAACTAAAATTAAACTTGTGGGTTTAAATGTTTTAGAATATCCGCCGCAAAAATTTGAAATAGAAACTCAAAAAGAATTAAACATAGCGGCTGATAGCTTTTTAAAGGGAATTGAAAAAACCATCTCAACTACTGCACCG